GGGAAAGGTGGTTCTACACAAAGAAAGAAGAAATTTAGTGGATATAAAGCTCAAAGAGATTCTAACAAACTCAGAGTAAATCGTGCATATAAAGGTATGATGAATGATGAGGATGAAAGAGAATCTATGAAAAGACAATTCGTTTGGTTAAATGAAATGTTAGATGGGTTACCTCTTACAACTATGATATACGATGGTGTTGAAGCCGATGATATTATGGCTTATATATCCACCAAACTTCTCAAGGAAGATGAACAAGCGGTAATTATGTCAACAGATAAGGATTTCCTTCAACTGATTGATGATACAACTATCGTTTGGTCACCTTCCTTGAGAAGTTTGGTGGATATATAAGCCATGATATCATCGGCTTCAACCCCATCGTATATCATACTTGTAAGAGGTAACCCATCTAACATTTCATTTAACCAAACGAATTGTCTTTTCATAGATTCTCTTTCATCCTCATCGTTCATCATACCTTTATATGCACGATTTACTCTAAGTTTGTTAGAATCTCGTTGAGCTTTGTACCCACTAAACTTCTTTTTACGTGATGTTGAACCACCCTTTCCATCGAACACTACAACAACACGAGTTGGTTGAGTTTGTCTGATTGCGTAACCTATTGATTTTAGTACACCGGTAGCACCACCTACGTGGTCTCCATCTTCATTCATAGTTGGTATTGATGACCAACATCTGATGAACGTGTTTAACCCATCAATAATTAATACACGAGAATTCTTGTGTTTATTGATATTTTGGGTTCTATCAGTTTCAACCGAATCTAAAATGTTTTTGTATAGTTCTTTCATTTATATAACTTCTTTTGTTGGAGGAAAGTATTTTTCAATTGCTCCCAACCTATCATCTGCATCTACTAACATAACAAGGGCTTCTTCTGCATTTTTGTAGAAATCTGTAGTAGAATGGTCTCCGATACCGACCGCCTTATTATCTAGTAATTCGAGAGATAAAAGTGCTTTGGCTTTATCAGCCTCAGCACTCTTTCTCAACATTGTAATTAATTTACTCATATTGATTTTTGTTTTACTCGTTAATTCCAGGTCCTTTAGTATCTATTTCCATATTATCGATATCAAGAGTATCTCCTTTATATTGTAGGATAGTTTCTTCACAAATTTTCTTATAAATCTGTTCACGTAACTCTTCTCTTTCTCCCATCATCTCGATGAAATCTTTGGATTGGAATTTTATTTCTTCTCCGGTTTCTGTATCAACATATGTATACCATGCCCCTGCTTGCTTTACTAAGCTATTTTCTTTCATAACCTTTAACCACGAACCGTAGTTATCAATTCCTCTGTCAAAAAATATTTCAAAATCGGCTGCTCTTAATGGAGGTCCCATTCTGTTTTTTACTACTTGACAACGAACTTTCATTCCAACTGTCCTATCTTGTCCACCTTGTTTCATCTTGATTTGTCCCATATTCTTTAACCTTAATCTTACAGATGCGTGAAAAGCAAGAGCTTTACCACCACTTGTAGTCCAAGGGTCTCCGAACATAGCATTAACCTTAATCTTACAGATGCGTGAAAAGCAAGAGCTTTACCACCACTTGTAGTCCAAGGGTCTCCGAACATAGCATTCATCTTCTGTCTTAATTGGTTAGTGAATACTAATGAGATTTTCTGTCTACCAATCATATTGGTAATCTTTCTCATCGCCTTCGAGATAATAATAGCTTTATCAGTAGCATATCCATCTTTCTTATAATCGGATGCTAATTCATTAGTTGTAGAAGCAGCCGCAACTGAATCTACTACTATTGTTACTATTTTATCTTTGGAAGTTTCTCTAACTTTCTCAATGATAGTTTCTGTGAAATCAAAGATTTGTTCAACCGAATCTGCGGTTACATAAAGAAGTTTAGAAACGTCAACACCGATTGCTTCTAAAAATTCTCTACTTACTGCAGTTTCTGTATCAATAAGAACAGCAACACCACCTTGCTTTTGTGTTTCGGCAAGGAGGTGGGCTGATACTAATGATTTTCCTGATTGTTCTAATCCTGTTATTTCAGTTATTCTACCAACAGGTAAACCACCATAAGGACGATTGGAAACTGCCACATCTAACATTGCACACCCAGTCGATATCCACCCATCTACATTTGTAGGAGCTTCATCTTCATTAAGGAAAAATGCTACTTTTTGGTCTTTGGATTGTTTATTCAGTTCACCCGCTAGGATGTCTGCAAGATCCAGTTCTTTTACTTTCTTCTTCGCCATTAAATTGGTTTTTATTTGTTAAACAAGTCATCAAATGCAGCTGCAACTTCATCAGTTTTCTGAGGAGCGTTGATTTCTGCTTTTGGTTCAGTTGGTTGTGATGGTGCTGAAGCTGCTTGAGCTAATCCTGCTGATGCAGGTTTAGATTCACCTTCTGCATTTGGATTTAACCATCCTTCTAATACTGATTTTAATTCATCATAAGATAATTCTGAATATAAGTCAGTAATTTCAGTCTGTCCTTCCAATAAACCTTGAACTTTTGATTCATCTGCCGTGATTGGAGATGTACTTGGTTTAACTCTAATAGTAGTAGTTGGATAACTAGTACCAGCTTCATCAGCTGATTTGTATTCGATTGTTAAATCTCTACCACTCGTTGGGTCTGTGATATCACCATAATCTGGGTCAGCAATGTATCCAAGAATTTCTTGATATACTGTTTTACCGAATCCCCAAAAACGGATTCCTTCACCTTCTTCACCTCTTACAAGAACAGGAACAAAAGTACGAAGTTTTGGCTCCATAGCTTTCGCTGCTTTCCAATCTTCTTTATCTCCCATTCTTTTTAGTTTATCCGCAAACTCTACAATAGGGTCTGGTCTACCAAATGATTGTGGTGATAAATAAGTTTTGTTGTTAATGTTGTAGTGAAAGTACAGTTCAATAAATGGATTATCCTTTTCGAATTGATAAGGAACTATTCTCACTTGGTGTTTACCAGGTGTTGGTTTCCATAATGAATCTGATTTACGTTGTGTGTTTTGTAGTTTGTTCAGTCTACCTCTGATTGCGTTAATGTCTAAAGCCATGATTTTTACCTTTTAGTGTTAATTATTAATTGTTTAAGTTTAAAGTTTTGAGTGCTAAACTAGTAACACTCGGTGTACCTATAAGTATAAGATTTACCGATTTTCTTACACCTTTTTTATAAAAGTTATTAACTATTTTGCCCATTTACCGGATGAAACCAATTGTGCAATTATACCATAAACTGATAAGTCTTGAAACGTATCTTCACATGATTCTCCGATGTTATCTTGTTTACCTAAAACTACTAATTGTTTCAACCTTTGAATTTTATCATTCATTCTAAACCACAAACCGGTCAAAGAAACTTTCTTTTCTTGTTCAGTTTCTAAATTAGAACCAACAGAAATATTATCTGGTCCATAGTTAGATTGTTTTAAACAAAACAATTCATATTGAGTAAACATTATTCTTTTGAATTCAGTTGTCATCTCAGGCCATTGTTTTTCCATTTCTTCTACAACCTTTGGATTATCATATGATATAATTTCATCATACTCAGGTTTTTTGTTAATTAATTTTTTTGTTTTTATTGCCATTTATAT